CGTTGTGGTAAATGTCCCAATACTCCCAGCAGAATGTCTTTTCATCGTCAGACATATTGCAAGCGTTTAGGTATACTTCTAAGTGGTCTTTACTCTTAATAACAACAAGGATAAAGTCATGGAAGTACTCATAAGTTTTCTTTAGTTCAGGTTTAATTTCCATTAGTGTAGTTTCCTTTTAGATACATTTTCGAGGGACTGATGGGCGTACCAATACAGCAACTCATTGTCTTCAGGGTCTTGATAATAATCTTCTAATGTGCCTTCAACAAAAGCAGCGACGTTAGGTGAGAGGTGTGATAAATCACACTTACCGTCTACTGCCATGTTGAGGATAATACTTATTAGGATTGCTTCTTGTTCTGACATGGTGTTTTCCCTATTGTGTCTTTTAAGTATCGGGCAGCATTAACCAAGACTTCTTTGTCATCATTAGCCGACCCAATCATAAGATTACAGCGAGAGCATAGGATACCTCGAACAACCCCTGTATGATGGCAGTGGTCTACTACAGCCGTGTGGGTGTTATTCCCAACTACTTTTTTGAACTCAATTTTAGATTCACAAATCGAGCAGCGTTCATTTTGTTCTTTTAGCATATTTAACTTTTCAGGTGTTGTTATATTGTATTTTCTTAAGCTATGTTGGCAGGGTTCGCAAGAGTTGTTGTAGATAACCCCGCGAGACCCTTGTCTAACTCTACACAAGTTAACGCAACCGTCGTGTTTACAGTCCCTCATATTAAACCCTCATAAATTGGCCGGAGCCTTGACTTTGGGCTTCATCATCGTAGTCCTGTCCCTTAGCTAAACGTCCTGTGTTAAAGTCATACAGAAGCGCCCCGGACGGACCAGTCAAACCAGTATAACGACATTTGAGGACTTTTGTTTTAATCGTGTTTCTTTTAAGTTCATCTGCGTTACCAACATCTCTTGCAAAAGCAATAATATCATTACTTATTTGTTTTATAGAACCAGAGCCACGGATGTCATCCATAGATGGTAGCTTACCTTCTTCAAAGGACTTACCCTTGTTGTCTGTCTTACGCAAGTGACTAATCAAACCAATCCATACGTTATGCTTCTTAGCCATACGTAGTAGCTGGTTCATAATTAAGTCAATAGCTTCGTTACCTGTTAGACCCTCCGCACCTTCCGATGCTAGAATTGTGATGTGGTCAACAAATAGATACTTAGCACCGCTGAGACACATATATTCAAGGAAGTCCATAATAGACCCATCAGATATAGAACCTTGGTGGTCAAGTACGAGTACACGGTCGTCTCCGAATACCTTGTCATAACCTTCTTTAAGTTCGTCAAGGGGTATTTCCTCCGATGCTGTGTTGCGGTTAAGAGCCATTCCTGACATCTTACGTGCGGTTTCTGCTGGTGATTCCTCTAAAGAGATAATACCAATCTTATCGGGAGTAGTGTCTAGCAGGTGGAAAGCAATCTCGCGTAGGAGCGTAGACTTGCCTGAACCCGTACCTGAAGTCCACAAAGTGATTTCACCGAAGCGCATACCCTTCAGCTTGTCATTCAAACCATCCATGAAGGGAGGGTAAGGGACAGACTCAAGAGAGTTATAGGTGATTAGCTGTTCCCATAGTTCATCTTTACCTAAGATACCCGCAGGTGTGTATTCACAGGCATCATAGATAGCTTTTAGAACTTTATCGGGGTCTTTAACCCAAGTGTCGCTAGCATCTTTATCGGCAGTCTTAGCGACTTTAACTTTGTCATAACCGATAATACGTGCTGCTTCTTTCATAGCTTCTTGGCCAGGGCCATCACTATCAAACCAGATAATAACCTCATCGAAGTTACGAATCCACTCACGTTCTTCTACTAGGTCTTTTAAGGACGTAGCAGAGCGAACAGAAACAACAGGGTAGAAAGCATCATAGCGTTTCTGCCAAGCAGAGGCAACCGCCAAAGTATCAAGCTCGCCCTCAGTAATTACTAAGCGTTTGCCACCGTTAAATAGGTGCTGTCCGAAGAGACCACCGTTTACTTTACCGACGTTAGCTTTGAACTCTTTAGGAAGCTGGCGTACTTTGTAGCCTGTTAGTTCACCTTCTTTGTGGTAGGGGTAGTAGTGAGCATCAATAGAGCCATCAAGGTCATAAGACACTTTAACGCCGTAGTACTCAGCTACTTTCTTGTTAATGTTTCGTTCACGGAAACCCCGAATAGGGTAGTCCTCAGAGACTTCACGGAGACTTGGCCCCCAAGAGTTCTCTACAGCGTCGAATCCTGTATTGTTATCCATAGGCTTAACATAGTCTCCTTTCGCTTTGTGTGATTTCCTGCAACTAAAACAGAAGGTTGAACCATCATCATAGATTTGAAGAGGGTCGGAGCCACCGCAGTCATTGCAAGGTTGATTCTTAGTAACTATACGACCCATAGCTTATTCCTCTTCTAATTGGCTCATGTAGAATGCCATAGTAAGTTCAGATGCTTCTTTAAGTAGCAAGTATAATAAGACACCTGCAACAGGTGGGAAGGTTGATAGGTTTAGTGCACCCGCAATACCCATGATGAGTACTGCCAAGCTTAAGTAGTAAGCGCCGATAGCGATTAGCTTTAACATATTAGTACTTCCTTTTGAGTGATTTGATATATTTACGTGTGTTATCTGCTACTGTTTCTTTAGGGACAAACCTAATAGCAGCAATTTGTCTGTTATAGAAACGAGGAGTTTTACCGTCATCTAACATCTCTGTCATGGACTCTGAAACCATCTGAGCGTAAGCTTCAGCGTAGTACAGGCCACCCTTAGTTTTATAGACATCTACAATCTCGAATTTAAACTTATCGTGTCCTTGTTTTGCGATATCAGCCTTAAGATGTACTGACGAACCTGTGTAGGTCCGCCATGTCATTTCTTTACCATAGGTTGCTGATTTCTTTTTTCCACCGTGGAAGACTTGTTTCTTTCCCCCAGTAGAACTGGTTTGTTTCGTGTTGTGTATACAGTATAAGAAACCGAAGACATCAGAAGGATTGAACTTAAACTTACAGTCCCAATGACCCATCTCATCCTTGGATAGCGGCTTCGTATACTTCTTTTTTAACTTTGAAGTGGTCATCGATTTTTCTCCAGATGTGAATTAAACGACCATTAGCAATCATGTAGGCATAGCCCTCATCGCCGTAGGTGTCATTATAGGCACGACATACTACGTCACGCATTTCTTTGTGAGTAACAGCATCAGCAAGAAGCTTCTTAGCTTTGACTGGTCCTACTTTCCACAAGCCTGGGATGTTATCAACACTATCCCCTGTTAGTACTTGTTGCCAGTAGAAGCGTTCGCCATACTCTTCACATATTTGATAAATCTTCTTTGTTCTAGGATTGTAGTGAGTTCCTGGAATACAATGTAAGTCTTTATCGACTGATACAACAGCACGATTAATACCAGCTGCATCACATTCTAAAGCCCATACTCGTACTAGGTCATCCGCTTCACAGTTATCAGACTCTACAGAGCCTTCTAGTTTACTAGCCCAAGACTTCAAGTCATTAAACCACTCAGGTCTATTGTCTTTGGCTTTCTTCCGATTCCCTTTATAGTCAGGGAACAGGTCCAATCGAAAGTTGTCAAGACCACCAATGGCCATAACGTAGTCTGTAGTAAACAAGCTGTTAAGAACATCATCTACGAGTTCTTGAAACTTCTTCTTTCCGTCTTCTAGTGTTTCACTTTTCCATATAGCCATGTATACTAATACATCACCATCAATGATAGCCATAGTCATAGTAATTCTCCTTTAATTAAGGGTAGACCTTGGTCATTATTCCGCCCCATTTTTATCCTTATTTTTATCGCTTACCATTTAATTTTCTGTCCTTCAATTTGTTAAACCCGTGTTTCATAACCTCCTCCAGAGTGTAGCCCCTAGAGCGAGCAATCATCGTTAGATACCACAGGACATCGGACAACTCGTCTACTATCTCTACGGTCTTCTTTTCGCCGTTACGCACCTCCTTAGTGCGCTCAGACATCACCTCACCAACCTCTGAAGCGAAGCCTGTGAACAAGGTTTCTTGCGTAGTTCCTCGTTCATAGAATTGAGAGACGAGGTGTGTGTATACTTTAGTTTGCATAGTATGCTCCTTCAGGTGAGTTCATCGCAGCAACGATATCTTTAAGTTGTTGATTAGACATTTCAATTAAGTCGTAGACTTCCATGTCCTCGCTCCATTGGCGAAAGAACACAGACTCAGCATCAATAATAACCTCTACATCGTTACATTTACCCTCTTGGTCAAGGGTGGTGATAATAGTATCTTCTGGCATGTGTTCTACAGTAAACATTAAAAGGGTACCTCTCCGTTTTCATCTCTTGGGTCATTAAAATAACCCTTTTCCATAGTAGGGTCTTTTGGTTTAGGTTCTTCTTTTTCGACCTTTTCCACTATACCCATCTCTCTTAAGAATAGTTCTAGCTCACTTACCATTTGCGAACCTTCCAGTAAGCCCAGCAACGCATACAATGACCTTCACCACAGAAAGCATCTATGAATAGGCTTAAGTTACGCTTACTGTTACGTTTAGCTTCGTGTTGACGGGCCGAGAAAGTCTGGCCGATTGGGCCACCTAACAGAACGTTAAGTAGCATTGATAGTGCAATTCCAACTCTGTATAGATACTCAGTCATAGTGTATCTCCAATGATGTCTAGGTAGTGGATAAGGTCTAGGTCTTCTACTTCTTTACCGTCTGCATACTCACCTTCGAACTCCATGTCAACACCGAGGATATCGCCCTCAGTCATGTCATAGAGAACCATAGCAAGGTCTTCAGCGTCCTTTACAGGGAAGTCTACTTCAACGAAGGAAACACCCTCATCACTTTCGAACCAACCTGATACTGTGATATCTTTATAATCCATTATAGTTCTCCTGTTGTTGTGAAGTATTGTTTAGTAGCTAGGACATAAGTCCAGTTCTTTAGAGTAGCGACTTCTGCTTTAGATACACGAACCATAGGACCAATCATGTAAGTAGCACCATCGTAGTAGCGAAGTGTACAAGGTTGACGGGTGTCTCCTGGGATTTCCAGAACAGAGTCTTGAGTATTGACATAGCCAGAAGGCTCTACAATGTCATAGAAGTCTTTCTCATTGACGATATAAGACGTTTCTAGTTCACCGTTGTAAGCCCCAATGCATTGAAACATAGAACCTTGCATATTGTTTAGCGCACGTTGAGTGTCCATCAAGCGTAAGAACTTAGCAGTAGTATGAACATCAGAGTTGTTGTCGATAGCGAAACAGATTTTATTGAGTTGCATTACTTATTTCCTTTTTCAAGTTCTTTAAGAAGTTT